TGGTGCTGGCGTAGTCCACCACCACTCGCTCGCTGCCCGAGAAGGCGTCGCTGAACGTGATCGTGCTACCGGCCAGCGTGTAGTGCCCATCGGCCAGCGACTGCACCACGCCACCCCTGCTGAGCACCAGGATCCACTGCGGCACCTGGCTGAGCGTGACCGTGGTCGCCGCAGCCGTGGGCATGAACTCCTCATGCACGCTCGAGCTCGGCCCGATGGCACCCTGCGCCCCGGCGGCACCGGGTGCCCCTGCTGCGCCAGGTGCTCCGGTGGCGCCGGTGTTGCCGGTTGGTCCCTGCGGCCCGACCGTTCCCTGGATGCCCTGCGGCCCAGGTGGTCCGACGACGCCCTGTGGCCCGGTTGGCCCGGTCGGCCCGGTCAGCCCGGTTGCTCCGGTCGGACCGGCTGGCCCTTGCGGACCCGGGACACCCTGGGCGCCCACCACGGCACCGTCGAAACGCCACGTCCAGGTGGGGCTGGTGTTATCGGTGAGCGTCCAGAACTGGCCGCTGACCGAGTCGTACCAGATGGTGCCCAGCGTGTCGCCCGTCACCTCGCCCGCGTTTGGTGGACGAGTCATCACCTTCCAGCCGGCACCGGTCTGGCCGTCGTCGCCCTGAATGCCCTCCTGCCCGTTTTCGCCAGGTGGCCCGATAGGCCCGGCTGGCCCAGGTGGTCCGGCTGGCCCCTGCGGTCCCTGGTTCCAATCGGGTGGCCCAGGGTTGGTGTCGATCTCGTTCCAGTTGACGACGTCGGGACGTGGCGGGGCTGTCATAGGGGTAACCGAACGACCTCGTTAAAGCCGACGCTGCGCGCGGGCTGAGGCCCGTGGATCAATGCCTGGCGCGTGAATTCCCTGGCTGCCATCTCCTGGGTTGCCTGCAGGTTGCCGGCCGCGGCCGCGAACATGCGATTCGGGTACAGGTGCCAGGCCTCGATGTGGGCGGCGGCGGCGGCGTAGTCAAGATCGACGGCCAGCTCGTCGTCGTCCGCCGCCGGACCAGTGGTGGAATCGGTCCCGTTGACCCATGACCAGTGTGGCCGCAGTGCCTGGAGATAGCTTCCCTCGGGCACGCTCGAACCGATCAGGATGACGTGGCCGGCTTGTGTGACGGCATCCACCGGGGACTCGGGTCCGCTGCCCTGCCAGCCCGAACGTGCGCCCAGTACCTGCGACGGCTCGACCAGCCATGGCAAGAGCGCGGTCAGGTCCATGCCCATCGTGGTGTTGGTGTAGACCGGGCCGCGGTCCTCGAAAAAACAGCGCCGCAAGCCCGCCAGGACAATGGCGCGCAGCTCCTGGCTGGGGTGCAGATGGTGGAATTCGGCGAGCTCGCTGGGCGCCATCGGGTACGCCCAGTTGCGATCCACGATCACGCGCCCAGCTGCCGAATCGAACGCCTGCACCAGCCGCTCGCGGTCGGTGGTGTCGGTGGCGCTACGGCGCAGCAACCACAGGTTCTCGGGCCCGCCCAGGAGCGAATTGCTCTTGAGCGTGGGCATGATGGCACTGGTCGTGGTCGATGACGTCGGCACGCCCGAATCCTGGGCAGCCTGGAAGAACGGCCCGACCCTGCGGGCTACTTCCTGCTCGAGCTGTGCCAGGGTAATCACGCCGGCGGCGCACCGAACAGCTCGGGTGGCGGCGGACCGTCGAGCAGCTCGGCCTTGCCGTCGAGCAGCAGCAGTTTGATGTAGTCGTAGTCGTCGGGGTCGTAGTCCGTCTCGTGCCCCGCGCCGTAGACCGTGCCCGCCTTCTCGGGCCGCGGATCGGCCGACGGCGCGATGAATCTCACCCTGGGCATCTACTTCTTCTCCTTGGGCTTTGGCGCCTCGGTCTTGGTGCTGGCCACGTCCTCGCGCCCGGTGCGCGCACCGTAACTGCCGCTTTCGGCAGCCTTGGCCGCATCCTGCTCAGCTGAGAGCAGCGACACCTTGCCGTCCGCGCGCCAGTCGGCGGCCGTGTCGCTATCGACGTCGACCTCGGTGCCGGCCGCGATCGCCTCGCCGCTCTTGGGATGGGTGAGCGGCACCAGGGCTCGAACCTTGGGCATTACTTCTTCCTTTTCTTGGCGAAGTCCTCGAGCTGCTTCTTGGACATGCCGGTCTGGGTCTTCTTGCCCTCACGCGCACGCTGGAGCTCCGCGCCCATGAAGCGGCGCTGCTTTTCGGTCTTGCTGGGCATGCGTTACCCGGCGGGTGGTGCCGGAGCTGGGTCCGGCACCTCGGGCTGGTCGTCGTCGTCTGGCTCAGGCGGCGGCTCGGGTGGGTTGGGATCGGGCTGCTCGAACATCTAGCCCTCGCCTCCAGTGGTGGCCTTCTGCTGGATCGCGAAGAACGGATAACGCGACGCCTTGGTCGGCTGTTGACGGTTGACCGGGTTCGGGATTGCCCACGCAAACCTGGCCGTCACCCTGAGCGCGACCATGTCCTGCTGGAGCAGGTTGTACTGAATGACGGGCGGCGAGCCAGCATCCGTGATGACGCCGGTGTCGAACATCTCCATCGAGATGTCGTCGCGGATGGCGAGCATCGACTGGTCCCACTGCCCACCGATCATGCTGTAGCCGGTGGCGCCCGTGGCGAAGCTGGCGAGGCCGGCGTTGCTGAACACGATCGGCTCGCCAAACAGCATGCCCACGCGCGAGTCGGCAGTCGGTGGCGCGTCCGGGTAGTAGATGAATTCCTTGTCCGTGGTCCGCAGGCCGCGCAGCTTGGCGCGCACCTGTCGACGTGCCCAGAAGCCAGTTACGTCAAATCCGTCCGCCTCGACGGTGGCCATCGCGTTATTGACGTCGTCCAGAAAGTCGACGGTCGACGTGCCTGCGACGACGAGGTTGCCCGCGGCGTTGGCGCCCGAGACGATGCTGGGGGGGAAGGTGGTCGGCGCATTGGTGCCGAAGAAGACTGCGTCGTCGAGTGCGACGCCGAAGGCTTCGGTGATCTTGGGCTTGGTCTGCGACCAGAAGTCGTAGTCCATGTCGTCGAGCAAGTTTTTCGCGATGGGGACGATCACGGCCATCTCTTCGGCGTTGAGATAGACGTTGTCCCACATCAGGCTGGTCGTCTGCTTCATGCCGATGTCTCTGGCATCCAGAGACGCACCGGTGACCCAGTACGCCACCGGCAGCTGCGACATGACCGGGATGCGTTGCTGCGCCCGTTTCATCCGCACGTGCGGCATGAGCTGCATGGCCGCGCTTTTGACTTCGATCGACTGCACGATCTCGCGCTGGACCTCTTCGGGGATCAGCGGCCCCGAGCCCGGGACGGCGCGTGTGGCGATTGAGTTGTACGGCGTGGGAGTGGCCCTCCTGAGAACAGGGCCAGCTCCCGGAGAGGAACACTAGCCCGCGCTGTTGTGTCGTTGAATCGCGCCCCCGCCGATGCCGTAGTACTCGCGGAAGATGTTCGACATGGTCTTGTCGGCTTCCGAGCCCTGGGCAGCCGGCAGGAGCTCTGGTTCCGGGGCGTTGCCGCGGATCTCACTCAGGAGCTGCTTGCGGAACGCCGGGTTGCGGCGCAGCCTGGCTTCGGCTTCCTTCTCGCCCTCAGCCTTCCACTGCTTCTCGAGCGCTTTGAGCGCTGCGTCGACCACCAGCTTGCGTCCGTCCAGACCTCTGCCGGCGCCCTCCATCTGCATGATCCGCTGGCGCTCCTTTGTCGGCAGCGCTTCCATCAGCGGATCGATGGCGATGCGATCGTGCTGGGTGCCCACGTCCGCAAAGAACGACTGGATGCCCTGGCTCTGCTCGGCCTGTTGTTCGGCCTTGCGGTCCTCTTCGGCATACGCCCACGGATCCTGGTCGCGCAGTTTCTTACGTTGCTCGGCCCGCTGTTCGGCGGCGCGTTTGGCTTCGCGGCGATCGACTTCGCTCTGAACCCGACGCTGTAACTCCTCCTGGGTTCGGGGCAGATCCGATGCGCTGCTTCCTGGCTGGTCCGACTCCTCGTGCTCTGGAGTGTCCTCCTGGGCTATTGGGCGGCGATTGAACAGTCGCTGCCACCAGCCTGGTGAAGAACCTTCCTTCGGCTCGTCTGAAGACGGCTCCGGTGCTGCTGCATCGGTTGGCTGCTCGTCCGCTGAAGGCGTATTTCCTTGTTCGTCGGCCATCATAGATCCCTCCTACCCGCCGGGCAAATAGTCAGGTGCGTTCTCCCACCCGCCGCGAATGCCCGCCATCATCTGCTGATACCAGTCGGGCATCGGCTGTCCGGCCGGTCCGCCCAGATAGTTCGGGTCGCCCGGATTGACCGTGCCCGTCAAGCCCGGCGCGGGTGCCAGCGCGTTGCCCAGCGGCGTGGCGCCCGAGAACTGGTCGGCACGCCCGGGCATCAGCGCCGCCATGCCACCGGCTCCGATCGGCGTCCCCATGCCGTTCACACCTCCACCAGGCATGGGCGGCGGAGGGGCAGGCGGGACGGGAGGTCCGGGTGGTGGCGGCGGAGCAGGCGCTCCTGGCGGCGCAGCCGGCGGAGCGGACATACCCTGCGGCGCGTAGTTCTTGGCGCCCAGCGCGGCCCCGATATCGATGCCCTGGAAGCTCGGTGCGGGCATGCCGCTGGCCGCGGCAGATGCCGGGTCGATGTACTTGAGCGCGTTCTGCACGCCCTGCTGGTACAGCTCGACCGGGTTCGGACCGGTCCACGCCAACGCGCTCGGGTCACTGGGGATCTTGCCCTTGGCGAGCTCGGCTGAAGCCGCGGCATAGCCCGGGTGGGTCGGCATCGGATGCGCTCCGGCCATGGCATTGAAGGCACTGGTCAGACCACTGCCATAGCCGGTCGCGGCTGTCTGCGCGCTGGTGCGCGTCTTGGCCAATTCCTGGCCGCGCAGGAACTGGACCTGCTCCTGGGCAGCCTGGAGCGCCGACTGCTGCGGCGTGACGTTGACGTCGTACCACGTGTTGAATTCCTTGAGCGCGTCTTCTGCCGTGTAGTTGTTCTTGCCCACCTTGGCCTGAACTTCGGCGGACTTGGCCTGCATCAGGGTCTGGATCTGACCCACGCGCGAGGCGATGTCGCCCGGCGTCTTGGGCTGGTAGTTGGGGTTGTCGCGGCGGGTGATGTTGCCCTGCGCGTCCATGAACTCCTGGTACGGCAGCTCGGCCGAGCCCTGAAGCTGGGTCGGCTTTTCAGGGACGGCCTTGCTGCCGATCCCGGTCGTGATCCACTCGCCGTTTCGGTACGTCTGGGTGGTGTTGTAGTTGTTCTGGATCAGGTCGCGGGTATCGCCTTCCCTGGCCGCGCCCGGCAGCAGCGACGGACCGACGCTGGTGGTGCCCCACTGGCCGTTCTGGAAGGTCCTGGTGATCTGGTTGCCCTTGCTGTCGACGTCCTGCATGGTGTCGCCGGGCCTGGGCTGGTACTGGCCGGCCTGGACGGTGACGAGGTTCGAGCCGTCCCATGTCTGGAGCAGCCCGCCGGCGCCCTGGATGATCTGCTTCTTCTCGGGGCTGGCCTGGATCAGCGTCTTGAGCGTGGTGCCGTCCCACGAGTACTTGGCGCCGCGCTCGCCGTCGACGACCGTGGGTCGCGACGCGGTCGACTCGGCTGGCACGGTGACCCGATTGCTCGAGTTGTTGGGATCCTGCAGCGCGATGACGCGGCTATTCGGATCGGACGGGTTGGCACGGATCGGCGTCCACTTGCTGGGGTCGGTAGGTGGGCGGCTACCCTGCGCGCCCGGCTTCGTCTCGGGCGGCATGCTGGTGTCGAGCTCGAACGCGCCGCTGGCTGCCGTTCCGCCGGGCGGAATGCCTTGCGGGTTCCACTTATAGGTATAGGTGATGGTCGAGCCGTCAGCCTGCGGCACGTCGAGCGTCTTGGTGGTGGGCGCCGACTGCGACCCCGCGGACGGCTTGAGGTACGGC